TAAGAATTGAAGCGCCCGAACTGATCCCCTGTGAGCGGATCGACGCGGCTGAGTCTGAGGCTGGCCTTCGCCTGAATGGTGATGTGTGGGAGCTCAAGGATCAGGCCATCAAGTTGCTGGACACGTGTGCCGACCAGGTGGACGCCCAGATCAAGCGCAGTCAGAGCAAGTAGTCCGCGACACGTTTCGCAAATCATCAAATTGTGTCGCGACCTGCGACGAGGGAATCACCATGGCTTCGAACACCAATTCATCCAAAGCGGTATCCACTCTCGGCTGGATAGTAATCGCGGTCATTGCCTTGGGCGTTGCTGCGTTGAGTCTCGTGTGACGGCATGACCAACATCACCCGCTTGCATCACGCATTGCCACTGAGCCCTGCCATCAGCAAGGCAGTGACTGATCTGGATAGCGTCCTAGCCAAGGCGATTGACGCTGCCAAGGCCGCCGGCCTCCCTCAAGGATTGGTCGTATCGCTCCTGCACGGGCACGCCCAGGTGCAGACCAACATCATGGTGAGCTGAATGACCGTCAAGGTTCTGGAGTTCAAGCGGGAGGACTGGCGCGACGCAGCCAAAACCCTGCGTAAGATTGCTGATGATCTCGATGCCGGCGAGCATCCGGAATGCACTGTTGGCGCCTTAACCCTGATCGGCCCAAAAGGCGAGGTTACTGTATTCGGGTTGGGACCTAAATGCGACGACCTGCAGTGCTTGGGTGCCATGCGGCTGGGTGAGCAGAAGCTGATTGATGTGCTGCTGGAGGGCGGGGAAGGGTAGTTGTGCCGCAGGTGAGTGCGGCACGGATGAATTACTTCACTTTCAGTGCTTCTTGGATCTTGTCGGCGTATTCCGAGAGATGGTTAAACTCGGCTTTTAGAGTTATGTCTGAGCCGCCGGCAGCTTTCGCTTCAATGATGGTAAGTGCTGCGGATACTGCTCGAGCTCTCTGATCAAGTTCGGTTGTGTCGCGGGAGCTGGCGTCGAGGGCATAAGTAGCAGCGTTGTGATTAGCCATGTTGCTTTCCTTGCGTGAGTAGAATCCCATCAATACCGGCAACTAGCCATTATTTCAATACCCTGAGAATTCCCATGACAACCAAGCAACCTGACTGGGAGGCAATCGAGCGCGCCTACCGGGCCGGGCTGCTTTCCATCCGAGAGATCGCATCGACCCAAGGCATTACGCACGGCGCCATCAATAAGCGCGCCAAGCGGGATGGCTGGGAGCGGAACCTCAAGGCGAAGATCCAGGCCAAGGCTGACGCACTGGTATCCAAACGAACGGTATCCACTGAGGTATCCACCAAACAGGCGGATACCGAAAGAGAGATCATCGAGGTTAACGCCGAGGTCATTGCGAACATCCGTATGGCCCACCGAGGCGACATCTCACGCGGCCGGCGCCTTACGAACAAACTGCTGGATGAGCTCGAAGGACTGACCGACAACCGCCATCTGTTCGAAGAGTTGGGCGAGCTGATGCGCTCCGAAGACGACAACGGGCAAGACAAGCGCAACGACCTATACCAGAAGATCATCGATCTGCCGGGTCGCTCCAAGACGATGAAGGAAATGGCCGAGACGCTGAAGACTCTGATCTCCCTGGAGCGCCAAGCCTACGACCTCGACACCAAATCTGGCGGCAACGACGCCGACGAGCTATCGAAACTGATGGACGATCTATCGAAGGAAGCCTGACATGAAGCCCGAGCATATGAAGCTGCTCCGGGACAAGCGATGGCGCCTGAACAACCTCTACTTCATCACGGATAAGCAGGGCAAGAAGGTCCGCTTCCGGATGACGGATGAGCAGATCGAGTACTTCGACGGGATGCACACGCGGAACATCATCCTGAAGGCCCGGCAACTAGGTTTCACCACTGAGTGCTGCATCATCCAGCTCGACGCGGCGCTGTTCGAGTCGGCCAAGTGCGCTCTGATCGCTCACACCCTGAATGACGCGAAGCGCCTGTTCCGGGAGAAGGTGAAGTACGCCTACGACAATCTGCCGAAGGAAGTCAGGGCGGCGAACCCGGCGAGCAACGACGCTGCCGGTGAGCTGGTGTTCAGCAAAGGCGGCTCACTCTATGTTTCCACGTCCTTCCGAGGCGGCACGCTGCGTTATCTGCACGTATCCGAGTTCGGGAAGATCTGCGCCAAGTTCCCGCACAAGGCTCGCGAGATTGTCACCGGCGCCTTCGAGGCCGTGGCCACCGACTGCTTCGTCACGATTGAATCGACGGCGGAGGGCAGGGCCGGCTACTTCTTCGATTACTCGCAGAGTGCCGAGCGCCAGCAACTGGCCGGTGTGCCATTAGGGCTGCTGGACTGGAAATTCTTCTTTTTCAGCTGGTGGAAGAACAAGGCCTACTCGCTTGACCCCACCGATGTGGTCATCCCTCAGCGCCTGACCGATTACTTCAGCGAGTTACACGCCAAGCACGGGATCGTCACGAACGACGGTCAGCGCGCCTGGTATGCCGCCAAGGAGAAGACGCTCGGCGACGACATGAAGCGGGAATACCCGTCCATTCCTGTCGAAGCCTTTCAGCAATCAGTTGAGGGTGCCTATTACGCGCAACAACTGACCAAGCTTTACGCCCAGCAACGCATTGGCGTGATACCGAACAACAGCCACCTGCCGGTGATGACCTTCTGGGACATCGGCGTCGGCGACTCCACGGCCATCTGGTTCGTGCGGCAGGTTGGCACCGAGTATCACGTCATCGACTACTACGAGAACTCCGGCGAAGGCCTGCGGCATTACATGAAGGTGCTCAAGGACAAGGGTTACACCTATTCCGAGAACTGGGGGCCGCACGACATCGATAACCGCGAGTTCGGCAGCGATGCCAAGACCCGGCGTGAACTGGCCCAAGAGGGCTACGAGATCGACGGGCAGAAGTACCAAATGACGTTCCAGGTGGTCCCGAAGATCGGCATCAACGACGGCATCGAGGCGGTGCGGGAGATTCTTCCGCTCTGTGTGTTCGATGAGTCGAAGTGCGAGGAGGGTATCAACTGCATCGAGAACTACCGCAAGGAATGGGACGACAAGCGCGGCTGCTGGAAAGACAGGCCGCTTCATGACTGGACCTCTCACGGTTCCGACGGATTCCGGTACTTCGCAGTGGCGAAGAGCGCCAGGAAGCCGGCCACCAAAATCAGAATGGGATTTGCACGCTGATGAGCGACGTCACTTTCACGCGCCCCGAGTACAAAGCGGCGCAGTACCGCTGGCGCTTGGTGCGCGACGTCTGCAAAGGCTCGGAAACCATCAAGACCGCTGGTGACAAATACCTTCCGCGCCCGAACGCCTCGGACACCAGCCAGGACAACAAGGATCGCTACGACGCGTACAAGAAGCGGGCGGTGTTTTACAACGCCACGGGGCGGACGAAACACAGCCTGGTGGGTGCGGTCTTCCGCACCTGGCCGACGCTGACGGTTCCCGGCGCGCTCGACTACGTGTCAAAGGACATCGACGGGCAGGGCGTGAGCGTTTATCAGCAGTCGCAATCGGTCATCGGGCATCTGCTTGAGGTCGGTCGTCATGGGCTTCTGGTGGATTACGCGGCTGTCGTGGCTGGCTCGGTGAGCAAGGCAGACGAACAAGCAGGCCGTGCTCGGGCAAGCGTTGCCAGCTATTCGGCTGAGTCAATCATCAACTGGAAGACTCGCCAAGCAGGTGGGCAACACCTGCTGAGTTTGGTCGTGTTACGCGAGACGGTCGATGTCGACACCGATGACGGCTTTGGTAGCGAGCAGGTCGTTCAGTATCGAGTGCTGCGTCTGGACTCCGCCGGCGTTTATACGCAGGAAGTGTGGGAGGAAGGCTCCAGCGAAACGGCAATGACCATCGCGCCCTTCACTCCGTTGAATGGCCTTGGTCAGCCTTGGAGAGTCATCCCGTTCCAGTTCCTCGGCAGCGAGAACAATGACACCAGCATCGACGACTCACCGCTGTACGACATGGCCGAAATCAACATCGGTCATTACCGCAACAGCGCGGATTACGAAGAAGCTGCCTACCTAGTGGGTCAGCCTCAACCGTGGATGTCCGGGCTCAGCGATCAATGGCGCGACCATCTGGAGAAAGAAGGCATCTTCCTTGGATCGCGCGCGCCGTGGCTGCTTCCTCAAGGCGGTGCCTGCGGAATGATGCAAGCTCAGCCAAACGCACTTGCCAAAGAGGCCATGGACGGCAAGAAAGAGGACATGGTGTCGCTCGGCGCCCGATTGATCGAGCGAGGCAGCGCGGTGAAGACCGCGACCCAGGCCGACAATGACAGCGCTGCCGAACACAGCGTCCTGTCCCTGGTGGTGAGCAACGTCAGCGAGGCCTACAGCCAGTGCCTGGTCTGGATGGCCGAGTTCGTAAACGCTCCCGGCGAAACCCTCTACAAGCTCAATCAGGACTTCAGTCAGATCACTCTTGACGCAACGATCCTGTCCGCACTGTTCAACGCAGTGCAGGGCGGCAAGTTGCCGGCGGGCGACTTCTGGCAGTACCTGCGCGATCGCGGGGTTATCGATCCCGAGAAGACCGATGACCAGATCCGCGACGAGCTGGAAACAGAAAGCCCAGGGCCTGCGCTGGACGACACCGAGGTAATCCCGAATGGCGGCAAACCAAGCAATCCTTGATGCCACGATTCGCCACGCCGTTTTCCTCGAGCAGTTGAAGTCTGGGGAGGTCGCCAAGTTCGGGCCTTTCCTCAAGGAGATTGACCGCTCGATTCGTGAGCGACTGACTCGGACCGACCTGACGGATTACACCGTTGCTCGGCTGGAGCGATTGCTGAGCGAAGTCGATAGCCTGCTGCTGGGCATCTTCAACCGCTACAGCGACAAGCTGAACCTCGACCTGATCGACATTGCGAACTACGAGGCCGAGTTCGAAGCGACCAGCCTGACACGGGCGGCGCCTGTGGGCGTCTCGTTTGATGCGGCGGTACCAGGTGCTGCTGCAATCAGGACGGCAATCCTCGGCAACCCGCTCAGCGTGCGCGGCGCTGATGGCGGCAAGCTACTCAAGACGCTCATTGATGGCTTCACCACCACCGAGCGACAACGCCTCACTGGCGCGATTCGGCAGGGCTTCTTCGAAGGCCAGACCAACTTCCAGATCATCAAGAACATCCGCGGCACCAAGGCGCTCCAGTACAACGACGGCATTCTGGCCACGACCAACCGGAATGCCGGCGCCGTGGTACGAACGGCAGTGCAGCACGTAGCTACCCAGGCGCGCATGGAGACGCTGAAAGAGAACTCCGATGTCGTGCAGGCGGTGGAGTGGGTCAGCACTCTGGACACGAAGACGACCAGTCAATGCCGGACGCTCGACAAGCAGCGCTTCAAGCTGACCGAGGGGCCTCGGCCGCCGATTCACATCAACTGCCGCTCGACCATTGTTGCCGTGACCCGCTTCAGCGCTTTGTTCGCCAAGGACGCCACACGGGCATCCATCGGCGACGGCGGGGCTCAGCAGGTGAGGGCAGACCTCAGTTATTACGACTGGCTCAAGCAGCAGCCGGCGGCGTTTCAGGACAAGGCCATTGGCCCGGTCCGCGCCAAGCTTTTCCGCGAAGGCGGCCTGAGCATCGAACGATTCTCAGAGCTGCAGCTTGATCGCAATTTTAAACCGCTAACGCTGAAGCAGATGAAGGCTTTGGAGCCTCTGGCTTTTGAGCGAGCGGGGCTTAAGTAGCCGAAGAAAATGTGCCACCAACCATCGACACCTGGTGCCTCTTTGGCGGCGCGAGGGCGTACTGTAGAGTATGTCTAGGCCGCGATTTCGCGAGCCATCCGACTACAGGACATCAAATGCATTTGAGCATGCAAGACATCAAAAACCGCCTGAATTTCAAGTATGAAGGGTACGCCCCGATCACTTCCTCTGAGGCGCCACTCATTGCAGATTTGTCCGCACTCGTCGCACAAGATGTGCATGAGGCTTTGCGTATCGAGTTCAAACTGGCCAAGCCCTTGACTCTGATTGGTCAATCTGTGAGCTTTTACAGTCTCCCAAAACAGCCGAAAAGTAATCGGTCCTCCCGAATTTTTAGCGATGCTTACGCCTATCTTGCGGTAGTTGAAACTGATGGCGTTTGTCATGCCGTTTTTATTTGCGGCGTCTTCGATCTTGCTGAAGCAATTCGTCGGCTCGAGCCTTTGAGCGTGATCTAATGCTGTTGATTTATTAAACCCAGCCCTGGCATCTGCCGGGGCTTTTTTATACCTACGATTTACACGGGCCTCGTCAATGACGGGGCTTTTTCATATCTGCGGGCAGGGCCTGCAAATCGTCTCTGGGAGACAAACAAATGGGCTTGAAGTATCAGCTGGACACTCTGGACGGTCTCGATGACTCCGTTAAATCGCTCTACACCGAGAAGGACGGTAAATTCGTCCTGGGCATTGAAGGCATGCCACAACCTGAGGATGTTTCGGGGCTGAAATCCAAGGTTGAAGAGCTGCTTGGCGAGAAGAAAGCGGCCGAGAAGGCTCGCAAGGATGCCGAAGATCAGGCTCGACTGGAGCGCGAAGAGGCTGCCCGCAAATCCGGCAACGTCGAAGAGCTCGAACGTTCCTGGACTGAAAAATTCACCCGTCGCGAAGCTGAGCTGAACGGCATGCTGGAACAGGAGCGTGGAACGCTGAGCACTCAGATCCGGGATCTGACTGTCGGCCGTACCGCTACTGATATCGCGTCTGCGCTGGCAATCCCAGGCAGCGCCAAAGCCCTGTTGCCGCACATCGAACGCCGTCTGAGCGTAGAGCAGCGCGACGGGAAGCCTGTTGTGGTCGTTCTCGACCAGCAGGGCAAGCTCTCGGCGGCAACGCTGGATGAGCTGAAAGCAGAGTTCGCAAACGACACGGCGTTCGCGCCGTTGATCGCGGGTAGCAAAGCATCCGGTGGCGGGGCCGGCGGTGCTGGAGGTGGCGGCGGGGCCGCGAAAGGAAAAATTGGCGGCACCAAGGAGGAACGACAGGCAGCAATCGCGAGCCGGTTCCCCGATCTCCCTCTCAAGTAAGGAAATAATTCATGTCTCTGGCTCAAATGCAGGTTTTCAACGAATTCGTTATGCCTGCCACCCTGGAAACGCTCGATCAGATGACCGATGCGTTCAACCAGGCAAGCAATGGCGCGATCGTGCTGTCTCCGGACGGCTTCACTGGCGACTTCTTGCAGGAGTCGTTCTTCCAGAACCTGGCCGCCGCTCAGCGTCGTGTTGATCGTTACGCTGCCAACGCCACTGTCAGCGCAACCGACCTGACCGAACTGAAGAACACCTCGGTGAAAATTGCCGGCGGCTTTGGCCCGCTGCGCTATGAGCCGGCTCAGATGACCTGGTTGCAGCGCCCAACCGCGCAAGGCATCGAAGTCGCCAGCCGTGCGTTCGCCGAGGTCCTGCTGAAGGACCAACTGAACACTGCCATTGCAGCGCTGGTGGCTGCGATCACCGCTCAGGCGGCTGCAACCAACGACGTGTCGGCCACCCTGGGCATCACCCAGTCCGCGCTGAACAACTCGCACGCGAAGTTCGGCGACTCCAGTCAGAACCTGGTAACCCAAGTTATGCAGGGTTCGACCTGGCACAAGCTGGTAGGCCAAGGCCTGGTCAACTCGGCGAATCTGTTCCTCGCCGGCAACGTTCGCGTTGTCGACATTCTGGGCAAGATTTCCATCGTGACCGATGCCCCTGCGCTGATGCAGGCGGGCACTCCAAACAAGGAAATCATCTTGTCCCTGGTGTCTGGCGCTGCGCTGGTTCACGACAACCGAGACATCATCTCGAACGTCGAGACCACCAACGGCAAGGGTCGCATTGAAACCACCATTCAGACCGACTACACCTTCGGCCTGGGCATGAAGGGTTACACCTGGGACACCACTGCTGGCGGCGCTTCGCCGACCGATGCTGAATTGGCGACCGGTACCAACTGGGACAAAACCGCTGCCAGCATCAAGCACACCGCTGGTGTGGCTCTGATCGGTGACGCTTCCAAGTAACCCCTGATGGCTGAGCCGGGCTTGCGTCCGGCTCAGCGAGGACATGATCATGAGCAATAAGAACATCTGGTATCTCCCGGGGCCGTTCCACCAGTACCAGGAAGACGTGAAGGCACTGGCCAAGAAGGCCGGTCTGCGCATCATCGACGCGAATGTGACCGAAGGTCGTGAAGACGAAGCTGACAACACGCCCAAAGTCACGCTGAAGGAAGTCGAGCAGCACTTGGTGCTGGTTGTTGGGGCTGGTGATAACAAGGCTGAGCTCGAAGAGCTAATCGGCAAGCTGCGCATCGAAAGCGATATGGTCCGCGCTGTCATTGACGGGCTTGACGCTGGCGAGATTGAAAAGCCGGAAGCGGGCGAGCTCGCAATCCGTCTGTTTCAGGCACTCGACGGCATCCGCCTTCAGATGGTCGATCTGGCCGGTGCGCGCGATGAGCTCGCAACGGAAAATGAGACGCTGCGCAATGAACTCGCCGAGTTGAAGGCGGGCGAAGGCGTAGAGGTCGAAGCCCTGAAGGCTAAGCTCGATGTGGCAGGCGTTTCATACCGCGCGAATGCGTCGAAAGAATCCTTGGAAAAGCTCGTCGCCGACCTGCCCAAGGCGTGATACTGCGGCTACCGGCAATCCGGTGGCCAATCATTCAAAACTCAATCCAGCGAGTTGATCCATGACACTCATCATTGAGGACGGTACAGGCGTAGTAGATGCCGAAAGCTACGCGAGCGCCGCGGACCTGGTCATGTACGCCGGCAAGTTTGGTGTGACCATCCCTGCGGACGTTGCTGCGCAAGAAGCACTGCTTCGCCGGTCCGCCTTGGCGATGGATGGCATGACCTGGAAGGGGCGCAAGACGGATAGCGATCAGGCTTTGGCCTGGCCGCGCCGAGGGGTTGAACTGGACTGCCAGATCAAGCCTGACAACTACCTGCCGGCGCGTATCCAGTACGGCCAGATGGCCTTGGCTGCCGAGATTCATCAGGACGACATCGACCCGGTGGAGAAGCGCAAAGGTGCAATCACCCGTGAGCGCGTCGAGGGCGCAGTTGATCGCGAATACGCGACGATTTCCAACACCAGCGGCCGACTGTTGCCGGCGGCGCCGGATCGGCCGAGTGCCACACAGTTCGCAGACTACCTCCAGCGGCGCGGGTTGTTCGCGGTTCGAGCGTAGTGATAGTTTGATGGTCCACAAAAAAGGAGTTTCAGATGGATCATCAGGCTGAGTTGGAAGAGCGCGCGAAAGAAAACCGGGCCGCATGGGACATGTATGCGGCAGCGTATATTTCAGGCCGAGTAGCTAACGATCATAAAACTGCCGAACCAAAGGGTATTGCGGAAAGGGCTGCGGAATACGCAACCGAAATGCTGAGACGCAGAATCCAACACTTCCGTTAAGCATAAAGCCCAGCCATCGCGCTGGGCTTTTCACATCTGGAGCCACCATGGCCTTTTACGACGAAATGGCCGTGATGGCTCTGGAAATGATCACAGAGTTCGGCCAGCCCGTGATCATTCGGTCGATCACCGTCGGTGAGTACGACCCGGATGCCGGGACGGCACCGCCCGACACCATCACCGAGCAGACCGCCCAGGGCATCCTGCTCGACTTCACCGGCCAAGAATTCCAGGCCAACAGCCTCATCAAGCAGGGCGACAAGAAGCTCAAGATCGCCTCGCAGGGGCTTGCGTGGGTGCCGGATTTGTTGAACAAGGTCATCGTTCAAGGTCGCACCTGGTCAATCGTTCCGCCGCTGAAAGAGATCAACCCAGCCGGCACACCGATTCTGTACGAACTGCAGGTGAGATCATGAGCCGCGCAGGCTCCGGCCAGTCTGGAAGCTTCGCGTTGAGCCTCGCCGAGTTCGCAGCTCAAGCCACGGAAGCCATCGACGCCAGCCTGCGCGAGATCATCATCGAGGTTGGTAGCAGCGTTATCCGCATGTCGCCGGTGGGTAACCCTGAGATCTGGGCGCAGAACGCTGTGGCCCGTCAGTACAACAAGGCCGTGGATGATCACAACAGCGAATTGCGCAGCGATCCGGCCAACCTGACGAAGGCGGGTCGACTTAAGCCTGGGCGCAAGCTGAACGACGGCATGGATATCGTTGCGCCACAAGGCTACGTCGGCGGGCGGTTCCGGGCCAACTGGCACCTCTCGATCGATGTAGTGGAGAGCGTGACCTTTGACGAGGTTGATCCAGGCGGGCAAGCAACAATCGCTGCATTGGTTTCGGCGGTCAGCGACTTCACCGCCGGACAGACTGCCTACCTCATCAACAACCTGCCTTATGCGATCCCACTCGAGTTCGGGCATTCGACCCAGGCACCCGGCGGCATGGTCCGCATCACCGTGGCCCGCTTCCAGCAGATCGTGCAGGAGGCCATCAGGAACAACCAGATATGAGCCACAACATCATTGCCTCAATCTACGAGGCCAAGCTGATCAACTGGGCGAAAGCATTGCCGGTGCCGCTGAAGGTCGTCGTCGAGAATGAAGCGTATACGCCTGCGAACGGCGTGACCTACCTGAAGGCGTTCACGCTGCCGGCCGATACCGCGAGCAACACGCTCGGCGGCGACCATAAGCTGTACACCGGCGTTTTTCAGGTCAGCATCGTGACGCCGTCGGGCAAGTACCGCGGTGCAGCCGGCGCACTGGCTGATCAGATCGCCGTGTTGTTCCCGTTGTACGAGCAGAACACGAAGGGCGCGCTGACCGTCGTGACGATGACGCCGGTCGATCCCGGCCCCGGCATTCCAGACGACACCACCTATACGGTGCCGGTTTCGTTCTTGTACCGAGCCGACACCAACTGAATTAGCCCGTTGGGCAAACCCAGAACCCGCCATTGAGCGGGTTTTGTCATTTCTGCAAAGAGGAATACCCATGGCCGTAAAACTGCCTAACGGTGCGACAATCGAGCACGCCGCTACCTACGCTGCTGCACTCGCGTTCTCCGCTGTTTCCAACGCATCCGAAGCCATCTGCACTGTTACCGGCGCCACGCTGGTGGTCGGCGATATTCTGCTGGTCGCTTCCGGCTGGACTGCGCTGAACAACAAGGTTGTCCGCGTGAAGGCTGCAACTGCCACCGCTATCACCCTGGAATCAATCGACACCACTGACACCACCGTGTACCCGGCCGGCTCCGGTGCTGGCACCCTGAAGAAAGTCCTGACCTGGGTGCAAATCCCACAGGTCACCGACTTCGCTTCTGCCGGCGGCGAACAGAACTACACGGACATCAACTTCCTTGAAGCCCCGCAAGGCTTCCAGATTCCGACAGACAAGTCTGCCGCCAGCATGACCATCACCGTCGCGGATGACCCGGCTCTGCCCTATGTGCCCGTCTTGAACGCCGCCGATCTTTCGAAAGCCATTCAGGCCGCGCGCATGAATTTGCCTGGCGTGGATAAGATCTATTACGGCGTTTACACCTCGTTCTCGCAACAGCCAGCGATCTCACGCAACAACGTGATGACCAAGACTGTTTCCATGGCGCTGCAAGCCTCCATCACTCGCTACCTGTCGTAAGGAATCCTCATGGCAAAGTTTTCCATTGCGCCGAAACCGACGTTCACCGTTGATGTTTCCATTCCGCAGGTTGGCGGATCTCCAGCATTGGTGCCGTTCACGTTCAAGTACCGCGACCGTACGGCGCTGGCCGAGCTGTTCGACTCATGGAAGGAAAAGGCGGAGGCCATCGGCGAGCGCTTCAAGGGGGCACAGCCCTCCCTTTCCGAAGTAACCGCGGCCGAAGTCGAGCAGGGCGCTGATCAAATCAAGGACTTGGTTGTGTCGTGGGGCTTCGACGATGAGCTCAACGACGAGTCGATCACTGCTCTGGTGAGGAGCTGCATCGGCGTATCGGATGAAGTGGTTAAGGCCTACAGCGAAGCCTTTGGGAAGGCTCGACTGGGAAACTAACCGCCGCCGCTCGTGCGCTATACGAGCCTTCAAGTTCGGCCGAACAGTTGGCGTTATTCGGACTATCTCCGGACGACTATGACGAGACTGTCGAAGTCTGGCCGGACAACTGGAAGGCGTTCCTCGTCATGGATTCGATGGGGACTCAGTGGCGTATGGGCGCAGGCGGCGCAACTGGCCTCGATTACGGCGTCCTGCCGAATGTAATGCGACTCGTCGGCGTTCCGGTGAAGGATCGCCCAGGTGTATTTCAGGACATCCGCGTAATGGAATCGGAAGCCATCGCAGTCATGGCCGAAGCCCGCGACAACAGCCCGTGAAGACGGGCACTTATTCAAGGTGAGTCGATGAACATTGCAGAACTCGGCATCAAGGTCGATTCGGCTGATGCCGCTAACGCTGCGACCGATCTCGACAAGCTGACCAAGGCTGGTGATCGCGCCGAGCAGTCCGCCGTCGGCCTGATGAAAGAGATGGAAGCGCTGGAGAAGTCGCTGTCGAAAGGCGCGACCACCACGCAGGAACTGGCTAAGCAGCGTGAGAGTCTGGCGAAACTCACCAAGACCGGTGCCTACGGCGAGGCAGAATTCACCAAGATCACCGCGCAGCTCGATAAGCAGCAGGTGGCCCTGGCCAAATCGACCCTGGACGAACAGAAGGCCCTGAACAGCCTGCTTGGCGCAATCGATCCGGCCAAGGCGGCAATGTCCAAGCTGGACACTCAGGTTGAGCAGTTGGGCAAGCACCTCGATGCTGGTCGCATCAGTCAGGACCAGTACAACTCGTCGCTGAGTAAAATCGACAAGGATTACTCGAAGCTCGAAAAAACTGCGACCGGGTTCGACAAACTGAAACTTGGTACCCGTCAGGCGCAGGAAAACGTCGTACAGCTCGGCAACGCTTTGTCGTCCGGTGATTGGGGCAGCGGCGTGCGCGCCGTGGCTCAATTGGGCGCAGGTGCAGGAGCCTCAGCTGCTGGTTTGCTTGCTATCCTTGCTCCGATCGCCCTGGCCACTGCCGCAGTTGCATCATTAGGGGTCGCTTACTACAAGGGCAGCGAAGAGCAGGACGCTTACAACAAATCACTGGTACTGACCGGGAATTTCGCCGGCGTCAGTGCTGGGCAAATGGGCGAACTGGCACGACAAGTCAGTGCGACTGTTGGCACAACTGGTCAAGCGGCAGAAGTGCTCGCATTGCTGGCTGGCAATGGCAAGATCGCCGGCGAAAGTTTTGGCGACATCACCATGGCCGCAGTCTCCATGCAGGAGGCTACCGGCAAAGCCGTCAGCGAAACTGTTGCCGAGTTTTCCAAGCTGGCAGACGAGCCAGTGAAGGCGTCTGCCGCGCTCAATGAGCAATATCACTACCTGACTGCTTCGGTTTATTCGCAGATTGCAGCACTGGAAGAGCAGGGCGACCATGCGGGCGCGGTGAAACTGGCGACTGAGCAATATGCAGACGCCATCAACGAGCGCACGCCGAGAATCCTCGAAAACCTAAGCTTCTGGGAGAAGGGTTACAGCGCTGTCGCGCGTGCGGCTGACAACCTGAAAAACATCGGTCGCAGCAACATCGGCTCCGATATTGAGCAGGCTCAACGTGATCTGACCCGGGCCGAGTCTGGGGACGTTGGCCTGTTTCAAAACAAGCAGGAAATGATCGACCTCTACCGCAACCGGCTGAATATGCTGGAGGACCAGAAGGCCGCTGAAGCAGACATTGCCAAGTACGACGGCGAGCAGGCGAAGGCACAGCAAAGCGCAGTCGTGGCGATGTCCAAAGTGGACGCGATCACCAAGTCTTCGCTGACCAACGAGCAGAAGCGCGCCGAGGCGATCAAGGATTACAAGAAAAGCCTTGATGATATCCGGAAGGTAGACCCGAAAGACTCCCGTCTTGATCCGACAGCAGTCGCCAAGAACATGGCGAACCTCAACGACAAATTCAAGGATCCGAAGGCTGCCGCAGGCAGTGCTGACCTGACCAGCTTTAACAGCGCGAAGAACGTATTGGCCGAAACCCTGGCCTACTACAAAAACGCGGACAAGGAGCTCGAAGCATCGCAGCGGGCAGGGGTGATCTCTCAGGCCAGTTACACCGAGCAGCGCGTCAGCCTGCTGCAGCAGGAAGCTACCGAAGTCG